TGGTGGGGGTGTAAAGGATGGTCATGGGATGACGGCGGCGAGGGTGTTCATTAGGGTGGTGATGCGGGCATCGAGCACGGCGAGGTCTATAGATTCGCCGATAGAATAGACAGAAAGGCGGGCATTAGACCCGAGACCGGGCCCACCACTGAAAACTCTGATATTTTCAGATAAGGGAGTTAAGGAGCTGGCTGTCAATGAAATCGTAGACCCTGAAGCCCTGTAAGAAAAAGAAGAACTTAAGCTTCTGCTTGCGCCGCGAAAACCTAGCACATTTGATGCGCCACCTATAATAGAGTCACAGTTGACGCCTACATTGTACTGGCCCGAAGCTCTACCGACGTAACTCCCCCCTGAGCCACCCGACACGTTAATTCCAATATCCCCGGCGAATGCCGTACTTGTAGCCGCAGTAGAAACATAGACTGACAAATGTTTGCTATTTTGCGGGTCAGCGCTGTTACTCCTGTTGCTGTCTAGGTATTTATTTGTGTTTGATGGGTCGCCAAGGCCTGTCTTCCGATTATAGTCATTAGCACCAAAGCCGATGTTTGTCGGCGCCGGCCCGACCACGGGAACCAGGCATCCGCTAAGTGTGCGAGCGCCGCACAAAAAGCACATTGCCTTTACCTTACTAGCTGCCTGCGATATAACGCCACCACTGACACCCAGCAATCCATCTGCTACCAATGCTTGCAAGCATATTTTGATTGCGTCGGCAACATCCTGCTCTAATCCCTGCGTATTCCCGGCCGCAACGTCGGCGGCAATCACACGATCCAAATAATCTTTTACATAGCCGTCGTCGCCGATACTAGCCCCGCTAGCCTTCGTCAACAAACTGCGCCCCGGCATCACGTTGTCCCCCGCATCGGCGCCACGTAGACCGTTGGCGTAGTGAACGGCGTACCAGCCACCGCCGGAGTGATCCGCACAACTAGCGTTTCAAACTCACTAGCAGTTAGCGTAGCCGCTGTGTTCCCATCCCATTTGGTGGTAAAGCCAGCGGCGGAAATTGTGATAATGCCCGACGTATAAAAGAAATCTACCTCTACTTCTACATACTCCGCAGTCGTGCTAGTAACAGCGAGATCGGCAACATTAGAAAACGCGATCGTAGTATTTCCTGCAATGGCTGCGCCAAGCATGAACCGATTAGCAGCCCGGATGTCGCATGTATAGGTAGAGCCGACTGCCGTAACCACTTGTGCGCGAGGGCGCGGACTTGATACACCAGGAATGTAAATAGCCATCAGACGTACTCCGTGACTTGTGCGGTCCCGTTAGCGCTGGACCAAAATCCAGTAATCGCGTTGCTTACAATCAGCTGTTGATCCAAGAGGATAAACGATCCAGGAGACAGCTTGATGAAGCAGTTCGCGGCTGTCGCTGTTGCCGAAAAGGACAATGAAAGCGTTGCGGTAGAATCATTCATCACCGATACTCCCCGCCGGTTTGCGTTAGCCGCCAGTATCGCCGTACTTGCCGTGGCGCTCGCTACGCTAGTGGTTGTTGGCGTCTTGACGATCGCCGGTAGCTTGCCATTGATCTGCGTGAGCTGCGTGGTTTGCAGCACCTGGTTGGCTGCCGTAGCATCCCCAGTCCCGCCACCACCACCGCCGCCACCTCCACTACTGCCGTCGTCGTATTCAATGAACAGCAGATCGGTATTTTGATGCGTTCTGGTATCAACGCCAGCCAGCGTCAATACTGGCGACACATAGGTAGCAGTGCCTACATATCCGATTCCATCCTCTGCCGTGGGGTTGAAGTACACCACCTCACGGGTCATATTCACCACCCGCAGCACATGGCTCAGGCTTGCCGGGATGACCGTACTGAAAGTGATTGTCCCCGCCGCTGCGTCAAACGCAGCATTTGCAGGATCTAGCGCGAGTCTCATCGTAACCTACCTTTGACTAGAGCTTTCCCGCGGCTTGGGTGCTTGCGCCGTCGGTTTGGTTTGGCTGTCGCTTGTCGCTGGTGCTACGGCAGGGGCAGGGGCAGTCCCATCCTTTGCGCCATCGGGCGGGGTGATGACAACCTGCATCGGCTGCTTGCTCTCCCCTTCGTGAGAATGCCCAACCAGCTTGTAATCTGGGCTAGTGCCGAGGCCGAAGCTGAAGACTTGCAGTTCAGACATAATCGAAGACAGCAGGAAGAATGGCGATGGATCAGGGGGTGCCCGACGGGCTGAGGGAGGGGCCAGCAATGCCAACCGCCTCCCTGCGCCCTATCGGGGCTCAGAACGGCTGGTAGTGGATGCTCGCCGCGCTGGTGTTCACCGGAGCGGCGAGGCCGTTGGCGCCGACGCCAGTACCCGCCACGAGTCGCAGGGCCACGATCCGCACGTCTCCGACGATCGCCGGGGATGCCGCAGCTCGAACCTGAGCGTCAATGGTGGCGCCACTGATCGCGAACTCCATCGGGGTGGTCCCGTTGAAGGAGATACTTCCGATCCGCACATAGGCGGTAGGGTTGGCGGTACCGATGGCAGCACCGCGGGCCACGTGCGCCACCTCGATGAAGTAACCACCGGCGGCGTTGGCAGCGCCGCCATTGGCCACCACCTTGAAGGTGTCGGCGAGGTTGAGGCTATCGGACAGAATCCGGGCGGAACCATCGCGGGTGCCGGCGACTTGGCCATCGCCAACACGGACGGGGCCAAACAGAACAGCATCACGGTCCACCATGTAGCCCCGTACAGGGGCCAGGCCAGTTGCTTGAGGCATGATAAATCAGGGGATGAATGGAACGAAATAGCCTGACTATCAGGCAATGGGGGCCGCTGCGGTGATCTTGTCCAAACGAGCCGCAGCACGCTTGTTCTCCATCACCAGGTTGATGTACCAGGCGATTCGGGTAAGCATGTGCGGGGTCTGGTGCATTTCGCCCACGTCGTAGACGGCAAGGCCCTCCTGACGGCCACCACCCGGAACCTCGGTAAAGCCCTGGATGCCAGTCACCAAGCCTTCACCGAACGCCACGCAGTAGATACTTGCGGTGCTATTCGGCTCCGTGAAGCCCTGAATCGGCTCGTTGTTTTCGTCAACATCTGTACGCAGAATCTGTACGTCGTTGAAGAAAGTCGCCTGCCTTCCGAACTCATTGAGTCGGAAATCGACGTTACCGGCGAAGGCGGGATTGCTGGCGGCGGCGCCAAGGATCCGGCCCATCTGGCGACCGCAGATCAGCACCTTCTCAGAGGGAGGCACATCCACGGCGTCAATCAGCTCATCCAGCTTGCCGCGGGACAGGGGGCCTGCGGTGGCGTGGTTGCTGATGTACTGGCTGGAGCCGGCGGTGATCAGGCTCTCAAGGCCACGCATGTTCCGGCCGCCATTTTCGGTGGCAGAACCCTTGATGGTGTCGCGCTCCAGGCGAAGGCGAAGTGCCCGAATGTTCATGTCCAGCTGTCGGCGGTGAGCCTTCATGCCGTACATGTCGATTGCGGCGCGGTCCGTCTTGACGTCCTTGCCGTAGATCTTGAGCACCTCCGCCTCTTGGGTGATGCGCCCGAGGCTGTCGTCATTCGCCTCGTTCAGGGCGCGGGGGGCGATGCTGGGAAGCTCGCGCTCCAGCCCGTAGGCGTAGGCGCCGCCTTCCACCCCGATGAACGGGATACGGGCGTTGACTTCGGAGAGATTGATGCCAGCCCGCACGGCCAGCTCCTGTTCAGGGGCGCCTTGCTCGGCGCGGAGAGCAAACTGCTCCCAAAGGGTGAGGGTTGCCACTTGGCGAAGATGAATGAAGGAGGAATGGAGAAGACCCACTACATGCGCCATGGATGGTGCATCGTGTGGTGGATTTGCCCCCGGCAGGCATCGCGCCAAACGAAAGGGCGGACCCGGCAGGCATCGCGCCTTGCAGGTCCGCCCATAGCTTTCCCGGTCCTTTCGGCGGGATGAGTTACCGAATCAATCCGGGTACGCTTGATTCAGTAGTTGTGTTGGCGTCATCTTCGCCAGGTCCTTAGGATCCCGTCCTTGGCTGGCGCGGAATCCACGGGTTCCCACGAAACCACCGCTGCCCACCCCACCCTTGGGCAGGAAGTGCGCGCCGATCACATCGGAGCTGTCGGCCTGCTGTTCCAGCCAGTCATGCAGGGCGATGGGGCCGCTCTTGTCGGCTGCAGGTACCGGATCGCCATCATCGTCAACGACCACCACCTTGCCGTTATTGAGGCGTAGGTTGGCGGAAAGCTGATTGAAGACGGCCTCGCCGTGGGTGAGCTTGCCGTGGCCACCCGGGCGGCCCTCGGCGGCCTGGAATGCCTGATTGAATGCCGTCTTGATCTGCAGTTGCTCCGCGGCTAGCCGGGCTTCGTCGCGTTCTCTTTGCAAGGCGTCGCGCTCCTTCTGGTGCTTCTGCTCCAGCCTGGTGCGGGTGTCCTCGACCTTTCGGGTTACGTCCTCCTCCGCCCGCCTGGCACGCTCATCGGCCTCCTGCTGGCGCCTCCGGGCCTCCTCAACTTGGGCTGCGATCTCGGGGCCCATGCCCTTGAGTTCGCCTAGCTGGCGCTCCAGGGCCCGCACGCGCTCGCGTTCCTTCCGCAGGGCATCACGGCCCGCCGGCCCGAGGTCTTCATCCTCAACCGGATCGGCCTTGCCCTTTGCGGTCTCCTGCCCGCCGCCATCCTCCTGCCCCTCGGGTGCAGGGTCAGCATGCGGGAACAGGAACAGCTCCGCCAATGCAAAGCGGGCTTGACGTTTGGTCTTCATGCGTTGCCGGGGCATCGCGCCACCGGTGCAAGTTGCCCCCGTAGTTTTCCCGTTCGCCTGTCAGCCTTTCGCTACACGTCGCACTACGTTGTCAATCATGCGGCGGCGATCCTCCGCTTGCTGCAGCCGGCGGCGGTTCGTCAACGCCATTAATGCTGCCACCTCCGTCAGGGAAGCCGACGCGGCGGGGATCGTTACGGGCTGATCGGTGTTGTTCATGGGGGCAGGGGGTCAGAACTTAAAGCCAACGGTATCCCAGTCTGCTTGGGCAAGCGACTGCCGCTCGCCTTGGCTCAGCATCAGGTCATCGGCACTAAAGCCAAGCCGGCTCAGTTCAATCAGACATGCTAGCGGGCGATCCCAGTCCCAAGCGGCGATCGGCGCCTCAAGCTGGCCTGTTCCCATCCATACCCATCCTAGCCTTTCGACTTCTTTTTGTGTTTGCGTAAACGATGGCTCGACCACCTCCCGCGTGTACTTTCCGCGGTTCAGCCGCAACGTAACCGGAACGAGCGTATCGCCCGTGGTTCTAAATGTGTTTGGATTGTCGTACTCTAGCGGGACTTCGTAAGACGGCGCTCGAAAGTAGTAATAGGTGTTTGTGGTGTCTGTCTTGGCGTCCGGTATCGCAACGTCAGACACCAAGAAGTATGGCGGCGAGTCTTGCGATATGTAGTTGTCGCGAATGTATTGGTAGCTGCTTGCCTTTGTTAGCATAGTGGTGTCACCATTCTGTTTGTGAAACTCTCCACTGTAATTCTTGATAAACGAAAACACGGCGGGGGTCCATCCCCACCCAGGGGACTGCCCGTCTGGGCCGCGATTCACCAAATACCCGTAACCGTAAGACCTAAGCAGCGGATGCCAAACCGTAATAACTTGTATGTCGGTGCCAAACTGCAACAACGTTGTC